AAGCCATTTCTCTAACGACCCGGCTCTCTTCCTTGATTTCATGGAAAACCGCCCTGACGAGGCTCTCCTTGCCAAATTGGGGCTATCTGACCATGTAGCTCTACCCCAAACTCCGGAAACCGGAGAAGAAAGCACAGTTACTTAACTTGATGTTAACTGTGCTAGGTGACACCAAAAAGTCACCTAAAAACACAAACTCTTAAAAAACAAAGACTTAACTAATTGGAGTAAACAAATGCGATCTAAACGCAATCCTACGAACAAATCAAAGTCTGCTAACTCGTTCAAAAAGAACGTAAAAACCACAAAAATGGCGAATATTGCCCCGCCCCCTACTCGCGGTGGCTATCGCCTTTAACCCGAGAACGCCCTGGAGTGCTTGAGCTTGCTCAAGTGCTTCAGGGTGTTCCACGGATGGCGTTTCACGCCATACGTAACCTATAACTATTTCAGGTTATTACTACTACTTACTAATATTAAAAGCTTTTAAAAGCTTAATAAGGAGTGACCTGAAAAAACTAGCTTTTCATCCACAACTTATCCACAATTTATTCACAGACTTATCCACAGGCAAACAATGGCATGTTTCTACCCAAAAACAGCCTTTCGACTTGAAAATGGTGAAATATCCTTTAACGAAAAAGGCAAAACGCTCAAGAGCCTCACATTACCGTGCGGTCAATGCCAAGGCTGCCGACTTGCCCGTTCCAGGCAGTGGGCTACCCGTTGCCTACACGAAGCACAAATGCACGATAGAAACTGCTTCATAACCCTGACCTATAACGATGAAAACTACCAATACGACCTTATCTACCGTCACTTCCAAAAGTTCCTTAAACGGCTTCGTAAAGCCGCAGGAACCCCTATCCGTTACTACATGGCTGGAGAGTACGGAGAACTCAATAACCGACCCCATTTCCACGCCTGTATCTTCGGATACGACTTCCCTGATAAACGCCTATTCCGGACGCTTCCCTCCGGCTCATTTCTCTATACCTCCGACATGCTTTCCGGCCTTTGGCCCTTCGGATATAGCTCCATTGGAGACGTAACCTACGAAAGCGCAGCCTATGTTGCGCGTTACGTCATGAAAAAGGTCACTGGACCCCCTGCTGCCGATCATTACCAGGCATGTGACCCTCACACCGGAGAACTCCGGCCCATAACCCCCGAGTTTAACCGCATGAGCTTGAAGCCAGGCATCGGAGCTACCTACCTAGACAAATACCTGACTGATATTTATCCTACTGGGACCGTCATTATTAACGGTCAAAAACAAAAGCCCCCCCGATACTATGAAAAACGCTATGCCGAACTTTACCCAATAGAGCATGAACAACTATCTTACGACCGCTTACAGCGCGTCGATTATCGGGACCTAACCCCCTCACGGCTTGCCGACCGTGAGGCTGTATGTAAGGCAAAACTAACCCACAAAAAACGAGGCTTTCAAATATGAAAATGACAGTAATTACCATCCGCGACATTGTCGCCAATCTTTATGCCGCCCCCCAATTCGTTCAATCTAAAGGCTCTGCTATTCGCGCCTTTTCTGACGAAGTAAACCGATCTGACCCCGGTAACCAGATCTATAAACACCCATCTGACTATGAGCTCTATGCTTTGGGCCAATATGACGATGAAACTGCCCAATTCGAGCTTTATTCCTTACCTGAACGGCTCGCCCTTGCTGCCGAACTTGTAATTAAATAAGCATCTGCTAATATTCAAATAAGGGGGGGGTATAAGTCCCTCAAAAAAGGGCCTCCCCCCCCAACCAACTAAAGGAATATCCTATGAAAAACTTCCGAAACCGCTCCGTTGATGTCGCTCAATTTACAATGGTTCCCCGAGCGGATATTCCTCGCTCTAACTTCAAAATCGAAACCAGTCATAAAACGACATTTGATGCTGGAAAACTTATTCCCATCTATATTGACGAAATTCTTCCGGGTGACACGTTCAACGTGAACATGACAGCCTTCGCACGTATGTCAACCCCTATCTATCCAATTATGGACAATCTCCATATGGAAACTTTCTTCTTTTTTGTTCCCAACCGCCTGATTTGGGATAACTGGCAGCGCTTTATGGGTGAACAAGATAACCCAGGCGCATCTATTGATTACGTAGTTCCTCAGGTAACTTACCCAACACCATTTCCGCCTTTATCCCTTTACGACTATATGGGTCTGCCCGTAACCGGGCAAGGTACTGGCCCTATTTCAGTCAATGCGCTGCCTCTGCGCGCTTATAATCTTATTTATAACGAATGGTTTCGTGATGAAAATCTACAATTTTCATACGATGTACCAAAAGGCAACGGGCCTGATTCTGCCGACCTATATCCCATCCACAAACGTGGTAAACGAAAAGATTACTTTACCTCTGCTCTACCTTTTGTACAAAAAGGCAACCCCGTATCTTTCGGCTTAACTGGAATTGTACCAGTACAATCGAATGGTCTATTTAACGTTCAGATGTTGGCTGCCAATACTCCTACAACTATTCGACAATTACAATCTGGCCTTAATGATCCTTCACAAGTTTCATTAACCGGACCTTCAATTCCTCAGGGCTCACCTACTAATCTTCGATTCGGTGATAACACCGGATTACAAGTAAACCTTGCAGAAGCTACTGCAACAACTGTTAACGCCTTACGCAACTCCTTTCAGGTTCAGAAACTCTTAGAACGTGACGCTCGTGGCGGTACTCGTTATACCGAACTAATACGCGCTCACTTTGGAGTAACTTCTCCTGATGCTCGTCTCCAACGCCCTGAATATCTTGGCGGTGGCTATACTTCCATTAACATCACACCTATTGCTCAAACTTCAGCAACTTCCGCAACCCCAGGATCTACTCCTCTTGCCGAACTCGCCGCAGTTGGCACTGGTGTATCTACTCGCAACGGCTTTACCCAATCTTTTACCGAACACGGATATGTCATTGGTTTAGTCTCTGTTCGTGCTGACCTTACTTACCAACAAGGTATTCGAAAGCTTTGGTCTCGAAATACACGCTATGACTTCTATTTCCCTGTGTTCTCACATCTTGGAGAACAACCCGTACTTAACAAAGAAATTTATTTCCAAGGTACTGCTGCTGACAACAATGTATTCGGCTATCAAGAACGCTGGGCCGAATACCGTTATCATCCAACCCGTATTTCTGGTCTATTCCGCTCTACCACTACCGGCACTATTGACGGCTGGCATCTTGCTCAACGTTTCACGAATCTGCCTACTCTAAACGCCACATTTATTGAAGAAAACGTACCCATGAGTCGTGTACTCGCTGTAGGAGCTGAAGCCAATGGTCAACAATTTATATTTGATTCGCTTATCCGTATTAGCGCTACTCGTCCTCTCCCAATGTTCAGCGTGCCTGGTCTTATCGACCATTTCTAAGGAAACCAACACATGGCATCCTCAGCCGCAAAAGGTGCAGCCGCTGGCTCAGCCTTTGGACCAATCGGAACCGCTGCCGGAGCAGTCCTCGGCGGCGCCTTTGACTTATTCTCGGCTAAATCAGCATCCCGAGACCAACAAAAGTTTCAAGAAAGAATGTCGAACACCGCATATCAAAGGGGTGTTGCCGATCTCAAGGCCGCTGGCCTCAATCCGATGCTCGCATATTCGCAAGGCGGTGCATCCACGCCTCAAGGATCCAAAGCAGATGTAGCCGGTATCGGCTCTCAAACCTTCAGCTCCGCAATGGCTGCACAAACTCAACTGGCTGCTATCGACAACACCAAAGCTAATACCGACCTTACCAAAGTCGAAACTGAAGAAAAAATAAGAAAATTACCTGTTGAAGAATACGGACGTCATATGTCCGTCAAAGATATGCAAATACGTACTCAAGATTTAGATATCCGCATAAGCGAAAAATGGTCCGCCAAAAAAGTTTTAGATAATCTTGATAAAGCCCTAGAACTAGATAATGCTGTAAAGCAACAACAATCTTCACCTCAAAACGTCTACTCTGCCGCTTCTGCTGTCGCTCGCGTAGTTCCAGAAGCCGGAAAAAAACTCGGAACATCCGCTTATAACACTGTTCAAAAAGCTAAACAAGTCTCATCTGATTACATCGCCCAAGCTGAAGCTTGGGCAGATCAACAAATGGAAAAATACCCACAAGGATCAGCTGCTTATCTCGCTGGCTGGAAAGTAAAGCAAGAAATTATCCGTCGTCGTACCAAAAAATAAGGAAAAAACTATGAAACTTCGCTCTTCCTACAACTATGACCGGGACACTGCTAGCCGTTCTTCAGGTCTCGAATGTACCGAACCTACCCTTACTCAACAAAACACTGCCGAACAAACCGATATCAACTACATCGTTGCTACCTTCAGTAAAACCGGAATTCTTCCTCAAGCTAAACAAGTTCCGACTTATGGAGACTTTTCACAAGTCTCCGACTTTCGTGAAGCCCTTGAACTCATCCAAGAAGCCAACGAAATGTTTAATTCGCTTCCTAGCGCTGCTAGAAGCCATTTCTCTAACGACCCGGCTCTCTTCCTTGATTTCATGGAAAACCGCCCTGACGAGGCTCTCCTTGCCAAATTGGGGCTATCTGACCATGTAGCTCTACCCCAAACTCCGGAAACCGGAGAA